GTCGACTCGGGTCTACCCCGTACACCGGCGGCACAATCCGACAGTACAGAGTTACAGTGGATAATTCCATTGCCATTTACACCAACGGGCTTGTCACCACAGCCGCTGGTGCAATCAATGGCGTTGGCACTGCCCCAGCAGCAGGAACGCTGAGCACCAATTCGCCGATTGGCGTTTGTACCGGCGTGCAATACACGCTGCCGTCGCTGAAGTACACGCTGAACGCACAGTATTTGCCCGTCAACGCTATCACGGCGGGATATACCAACATTCTGGTTAGTGTGATTGACGATCCCAAGGCGCTGTTCATGGCGCAGGCGAATACGGCAGTCACGCAAGCGTCAATTGGCTTGAACGCCAACATTTTGACGCTGACTGGTTCTGCCACAACGGGGTTGAGCGCTATCACAGTCGGAAGTGTTGCTACTACAGCAACGCTGCCGTTGCGCATAGTTGATCTGGTCAACCAAAACTCAATTTTTGGCGGTGGTCTGTCGCAGCCGGGAGACGCATTCACGGATTGTATCGTGATGTGGAACTTCCAGACGCATGCGTATGACTTCCCGACCGGTCAATAAGGGAGAACAATCATGGCAATTAGTCGTTCCCAACTACTCAAGGAACTCCTGCCCGGGTTGAATGCCCTTTTCGGTTTGGAGTATAAGCGTTACAGCGAAGAACACAAAGAGATTTACGAAACTGAGAGTTCCGAGCGTTCATTCGAGGAAGAAACCAAGCTGTCTGGTTTCGGATCTGCACCGGTGAAAAGTGAAGGCGGCGGGATCTCTTACGATACCGCGCAGGAAGCTTTCACGTCGCGGTACACGCACGAGACTATCGCACTCGGGTTCAGTATCACCGAGGAAGCGATGGAAGACAATCTGTACGACTCGCTGTCAGTTCGCTACACCAAAGCACTCGCGCGTGCGATGGCGTACACGAAGCAGGTCAAAGCAGCATCCGTTCTGAACAACGGGTTCACCAACTCCGCCGCGTATTTTGGTGGTGATGGCGTGCCGCTGTTTTCTACTGCGCACCCGCTGGTGAGTGGTGGCACCAACAGTAACCGTCCTACTGCTGGTATTGACCTGAATGAAACCGCTATTGAGGCGGCAGTTATTCAGATCGCTGCATGGAAAGACGAGCGTGGCCTGCTGATTGCGGCGAAGCCCAAAAAGTTGGTTATCCCCCCTGCGTTGATGTTTGTTGCAAAGCGTTTGCTCGGCACTGAGCTGCAAGTGCAGACAGCCAACAACGATATCAACGCAATCCGTGCAATGGGCATCGTGCCTGAGACGCCCATCATCAATCACTTCCTGACTGACACCAACGCATGGTTCATGCTGACGGACGTGCCAAATGGCCTGAAGCATTTCCAACGCGTGGTGCTGTCAAACTCCAGCGACGGGGACTTCGACACCGGCAATATTCGGTATAAAAGCAGGGAGCGGTATTCGTTCGGATGGTCGGACCCACTTGGCATCTGGGGAAGCCCGGGAAGCACTTAAGCTGTGAGGCGGGGGGGCTTAGCCCCCCTGTTGCTGTAGGTGTAGCATTCGTTTTTTAACGACCCGCAAGGGTTACACAGGAGGCACAAATGCCCAAATCAAATTACCCGGGTGGGTTCGCGTATGGCGTTACCATCCGCAACGTTCCGATAGTCAATTCTTATCCCGGCAACGTGTACTGGGTGGACGGCACCAACGGTGCTGTTGCCAACCCCGGCACATACAGTCAGCCCGTCAGCACGCTTTCTGCGGCGATGGGCAAGTGTGTTGCCAATCAGGGCGACATTATTTTGGTCAAGCCCGGGCACACAGAAGCGGTTTCTGCGGCCACTACTCTTTTTAATACAGCAGGGGTTGCTATAGTTGGTCTTGGTTTCGGGAGCAACCGCCCCACGCTTACGCTGGATACAGCAGCGACGGCAAATTTGCCGCTTACTGCTGCCAACATTGCTGTTAAAAACGTGCTGTTTAAAATCGCGTTCGCGGATGTCACATCCGTTTTCACGGCGACTGGCACGTCCACGCCAACCGATTTTTGCCTCGATACGTGTGAGTTCAGGGATGGTTCAGCTTCATTGAATGCGCTTACCGTGGTCACCGGCAATGCAACTGCGCACAGCATGGACGGGCTTACCGTTGTGAACTGCAAATTCAGCAGTCTTGGTACGACAGCTGCCACTACGGCGATCAAAATCCTTTCCACGACAGATCGTGTCGACTTGCTGGATAACTATGGCAATTGGGCGGTCTTGAACGACACCGCTGCACTGCTGGCGGCGAGCACGTTCAACATCACCAACTTCAACATGGGCCGCAATGTTTTGTACCGTCCGAACACGAGTTCGACCGGTGGTTCATTTGTTAGCGGATCAGGTACTGCATGGACTGGACATGCGTACGACAACTACCTGTATCAGCTCGACAACACTGCTGGTATCTGGATTCCGACTGGAACCGGTATCGGGTTCAGCAACAATTTCAGCCCGATCACAGGTGCTGCAGACAAGTCTGGCCTCATCAACCCGGCTGCGGTCTAGTCAACTTAACAGGGGCTGCGGCAGTGCGCCGTGGTCTCTTGAGGAGCAGCCATGCACACAGACACTTGGGCCGTATCGCCAGTAGCGAGCGGAACGTTTTATCGTGCAGCAGCGGCCATCGCAGCAAGCGGGGCGGTCACGTTGTTGCAGACCTATCCGGGGCCGAATGGCATCGGATACAAACTTTCCATCAATTCCACCGGCGATGATTCGGTCTCCACCTACACCATCGTCGGTGAGATTATGGGGGAACTCGAAGGCGTGGTTGTCACCAAGACGCAGCTAGGCGGTAACACAGGAACGGCAACCACTTCTACCGACTATTGGAGGCGTATCGACAGCATCACCGTTGCAGGTGGTGGGGTGGCCGGAGCCGCAGTCGGTGACGTGAGCATCGGCACGGCGCTTGGATTGGCGCTGCCGCGCACGCGCATACGTGGGGTGCATTACGTCGGTGCTGCCACGGCGGGCAGCGTGGCTGTCAACATGAACAGCACCACCGGGACGCTGCTGCTGAAGGTAGATACTCCCGCAACAGCAACCTTTGCTGAGTATGTGAACTGCGGCGGCGGGCTGCTTGTCGGTAGAAGCGCCGCACGCGTCGACTTCGGGATCGTGACGCTTACGCAGGTGTCATTCTGTACATTCTTTTGCAGTTAAGGAAAAAACATGACCATTTCAAGCTACCCCTACGGTTTTGCTGGCGGTACATCCATTCGCAACATGCCCGTGCTGAATTGTTACTCTGGTGATGTGTACTGGGTGGACAACACTGTAGGTGCAGGGGGTTCTGATGGAAACGACGGAGCTTTTCAGCGCCCGCTTGCATCTTTACAGGGGGCCATCAATCGCTGTGTTGCAGATCATGGTGATCTCATTATGGTCAAGGCAGGGCACGCAGAGACGCTTACTGCATCCGGAGCCATTGCGATGGATGTTGCTGGTGTTCGTGTTATAGGAATGGGTGTCGGTAGAAACCGCCCGGTGCTCACATTTACTCCTGCGTCCACTAGTGTGTCGAATGTGATAATCAGCGCAGCGAACACCAGCATACAGAATATCGTGTGCGAACCGGGGCTGTCAGGACTCACACAGCCGATCAGCATTACGGCATCTAATACGTATCTCGATATTGAGTGGGAAGACGTGTCTGCTTCTTCCGGTGCAGCAACAGTTATTTTGACGACGGCGGCTGCGGATCATTTGTATATCTGCTTGGCGTACAGCGGCTTCGATAATTCCACTACCTGCGTGGCTCCGATCCAGTTGGTAGGGTGCAACGGCGCGCAAATCGAGCTTAATTTCTACGGCAAGGCGAGCACTGCTGCTGTGGAGTTTATTACCACGGCATCTACCGACATTAATGTGACTGGCGCTATCTACAATGCCACTGACACGACCGGCGCGAAACTCGTGGTCGATACTATTACCGGGTCGACATGGTATGCGAGTGTATCTGCTGGTGCTGCGGGGGGCACATTTGCTGGCGGGTCGGCAGCGGCCATGGCTTCGACTGCGGGGGCAACCCCAGTTGTGCCAACGGCTGATAGTACAGCGAACGCGAATATTGCCGATGTTATCGGTAATAAGTCTGATGCTGCGGTTCTTCCCGGTAACTACTCCCCTTATGTTGGGGGGACCGCTTCCGTTATGGGGGCTTTGAAAGCACTTGGTTGGTTGGCGCAGAGTGGAAGCTCATCCGTAATCAGCACAGTTTTTTCGACGATGCCTTTAGCTAACGGTAATCATGGTTGCTTCATGTCGCAAGGGCCGGTGATGATGCGGATTTTAGTTTATACGGACTCGGCGCTGACTTCAACCGGTGGAACAGGAACGTTATCGATTATTGATTATCTAGGTAACACTGTGTTGCCTGTTACTGCGGTTGATGGGGTAAATTTTCAAACGGGGCATTGGTGGGCGGGAGCAGCCACCACTACCACATCAGGGATTTTAGCTTTTGACGGTTCGTGGACGCTATGGTACGACGTTACAAATCCGCTTTATTTGCGGGTTGCCACAGGTGCATTGACGGCAGGAAGGATTACTGTGTATATGCAGTACATTGCTTTGCAGCAACCGGAAGTTGTTCCGCCTGCTGCTTACTCTATCTGATTTTTAATCATGCCTTGGACTGAGAAACAGCTGAAACTTTTTCGCGCTGCCTCGCACAACCCTGCCTTCGCTAAAAAGGTGGGGATAAAGCGGTCGGACGCAGAACGGATGTCACATGAAGGACTGAAAAAGGCCGAAGGAGGTATTGTGAGCAAAAAATTCGAGGGGTCTCCAAAGGACAAAGCGCAGGATCTGAAGCTGGCGAAAAAGCACGGTATGTCGTTCGACAGGTGGGAGAAGTCGAAGATGGACGATAAGCACGATAGCCAGCAATCCATGAAGGGACTGAAAAGAGGAGGCAGTACAGCGAAGAAATACTGCCGTGGTGGTGGTGTTGAGGTTCGTGGCAAAACACGTGGGAGGATGATATGAAAAACGTGAAGCCTCTGACTGATGCGCAAAAAGCAGAAGTTCAGAAAGCAATCAAGATGGCGTTTGAGGCTGGGAAGCGCGCTGCTGGTGGTGCTGCCATGGCTCCTCCTGATGCGGGTGTTGGCGCTCCTCCGACACCCCCCATGCCTCCCGGTGCAGGCGCTGGGCCACCGCCCGGTACTGCGCCGATGGCTCCCCCCACGCCGCCCGGAGCTATGCGCCCGGGTATGAAGCGTGGGGGGAGGGCGCACACGTTTGCTGGTGGCGGTTCTGTTGTAGCAGCCAAGGGCGGAATGATCGGGAAGAAAGGTGATGGGTGTATCACCAGAGGGCGGACTAAAGGTGTGATGAGGTAAGCATGACCACTTCCGGCACTACTGCGTTTGACCTGAACATCAATGAAATATGCGAGGAGGCGTGGGAACGCGCTGGCTCTGAAATGCGTACGGGTTACGATTTGCGCACTACGCGTAGGTCGCTCAACTTATTGTTTGCTGATTGGGCTAACCGTGGTGTGAACATGTGGACCATGGACTCGGCGACTATTTTGTTGGTTGCCGGAACAGCTACATACAACCTACCCACTGATACGGTGGATTTGTTGGAGCACGTCATACGGACAGGGGCGGGAGTAAGCACTACGCAAATGGATTTGACCATCCAGCGTATCAGTGTGTCCACGTACGCCACGATCCCGAACAAGCTGGTTACGGGGCGACCGATTCAGGTGCTTGTATCTCGTGTGGCTCCTACGCCGACCATCACTGTGTGGCCAATCCCTGATGGCAGCACCACGTACACGTTCGTGTACTGGAGGCTGCGCCGGATTGAAGATGCTACGACACCCGGTGGGCAGACGTTTGACATACCTTTTCGTTTTTTGCCTGTTCTTGTCGCTGGGCTTGCATATTTTGTTGGGTTGAAGATTCCCGAGGCCGCGCCCAAATTGGGGTTGCTGAAGCAGATGTATGACGAGACGTGGGAGATTGCAGCGGGGGAAGATCGTGAGAAAGCATCTGTGCGTCTTGTTCCGAGGGTAGTTCGCATATGAGCAATCGTTTTTCCAGTGCTCGACATTCATTTGGTTTTTGTGACCGATGCGGGTTTCGATTTCCGTTGTACGATCTGCATCCGCAGGTGATCAAGCAAAAGATTACGGCGTTGCGCGTGTGCCAAGTGTGCATGGATATTGACCATGAGCAGTTGATGTTGGGCACGTTTCCGGTTGATGACCCGCAAGCCATCAGGGACGCACGCCCAGATCCAAGTTTAGAAGCAAGTCGGGCGCTTGTTGATCAGGAGCCTTTGAGTGTTTTGTTTGTTCCCCCTGTGTAGGAGAAGACATGAGTAATTTGAAAACACCGAAAGTAAAGCAAACGTCGGGTGCGAAAACGACCTCGGCGGGTTCCAGCAACTACAGTTTTACTACGGGCAATAGTGGTGTGAGTTCCAAAGCTATGAAATCCGTAGGGCGCAATCTTGCGCGCAGGAACAACCAACGCGGGAAGTAGGAGTGGTTCATGGCGCTTACATATGCACAGATTGTGCAGCTGGTTCAGGACTACGCGGAGAACACTGAAGATTCGTTTGTAGCCAACATTCCCATCTTTGTGCAGCTGGCGGAGCGCAGGATCTACAACTCCGTCACCCCGCCTGCCATGCGGAAGAACCTGATCGGCACCATGACAGCCAGCAACAGGTTCCTTACCGGCCCCGAAGATTTCCTCGCTATGTTTGAGCTGTCTTACACCGATGCAGCAGGGGCGGAGCACTACCTGCTGAACAAAGACGCCAACTTTATTTTGGAATCATTTCCGGATATTACGGTGGAGGGCCCGCCAACGCATTACGCGCTGCTGACTGCGGCGGTGGCGACCCCATACACTACGACGCTCGTGCTAGGGCCTGTGCCGGATCAGGGGTACACAACGACGTTCAATTACTTCGCGTATCCCACATCAATTGTGTCTGCGGGTACGTCGTGGCTTGGCGACAATTATGAGTTCGTTCTTTTGTACGGGGCCATTCGGGAAGCGTATGTGTATATGAAAGGTGAGCAGGATCTGATTGACCGCTACGACAAGATGTACATGGAAGCGCTTATGCTGCTGAAAGGTATGACTGATGGCCGTGACCGTCGTGACACTTATCGTTCTGCTTTGAATAGGGTACCCCCACCATGATTATTGAGACGACAATAGGACTTTTGGACGACTCAGAACTCGAAAAACGCGAGGGCGTTATCGATAATGAAAACGAGTATTCAACGTGGGTAGAGTATTGGCAGCACGGTGTGTTGGTGCATCGCTCCGCCAATGTGAAACTTAAGTCGCTTGCTGCGGCAAAATCTGAAATAGGAGAGTTCTGATGGCAAATTCTGCAGGAATGTGCAGTTCGTTTAAGGCTGAGCTGATGGAAGGCGTGCATGCGCTCGGGCCCGGTACACTTACTCCCGCGCGCACGGTGAGCGTGCCTGATACGGTCAAGGCGGCGCTGTTTCTTGTGACGGCTTCGCGTACGGCTGCGGACACTGCTTACAGCACTACGGGCGAGCTGGCGGGTACCGGTAGCTACACGCAAGGTGGCGTTACGGTGACGATGGCGACAGCGCCTTCGGCGTCGGGCACCACTGGCATTTTCACGCCAACCGCGAGTTTCCAGTGGACGACGTTTACATCGTCCGGGGCGTTTGATTGTTGTGTGCTGTACAACAGCAGCCAGTCCAACCGCGAAATCAGCGTGCACACGTTCTCTTCGCAGTCGGTGACTTCCGGGACGTTTACGCTGACCATGCCGACCAACGACGCCACCAACGCTCTGCTCAGAATCGCGTAAGACATGGCCCAACCTGTCGTTCAGACGACGACAAGCGGGAAGACGAATACATCAACTACCAATTCGACTTCCGGCAACAACATCACGTACCCCTCGGGCATTGCGACCGGGGACTTGCTTATCCTCGTTTTCGGACGAGGCGAAGGCGGGCAGATTTCATCGATGGGTGCGGCGACAGGGTGGACTTCTCTTAATTTTGCGGCTGATGGCGGGAATAAAAGTAGCGAACAGGTTTATTACAAGACAGCCGGGGCGACTGAGGTAAGCGGGGCAGGTGGCGCATTTCCGACCGTCACCTTCACCGATACGTCATATGGCTATTACTGCTTTTATCGTATAGACAGTCATTCAGCGGGCAATAATCCCGAGGTCGGAACAGCCGCAACAGGTTCATCTACTGCTCCACGCAGCCCCAACACAACTGCTTCGTGGACCGCCGCAGATGACATGCTTGCGATTTCCCTGTACGCGTGCGATGACTCTCGTGCTACTGCTGGTGGTGGGCCAACCGCATATGCCGTCGATATTCAGGATGCAGGCGGGCCTGCAACCGCAGGCGGGAACGGGCTTGGTTTCGGTTCAGGGCATCTTGGATTCACGGCAGACAACGCCGAATTCCCCCCAGCGTGGACAATCGGTAGAAGCACCACATGGGTAGCGCAGACTGTTCTCGTTCGCGGGGCGACCGGTACCGTTGCCATGACGGGTGTCTCCGGTACCGCTGCGGTTGGCACGCTTGCCCATACTGCTAGCGTAGCGCTGTCTGGCAACGCCGGTACGGGTGCAGTCGGTACGCTGACTCCGGAAATAGGGTTTGGTGCTGCGCTGACAGGTGTTGCAGGCTCCGGTGCTGTAGGTACTTTTGGTGTCGAGGTTAGCGTACCGCTTATCGGTGAAGTAGGTGGTGGCGAGACCCTGACCGAAAGCTACACTCAGTCTCAAAACGGGAACATTTCGATTGGGGCACTTACGCTCACGGATATTGGTGAGTGTTTTACTGCAACCGTGACGGGGGTGCTCACTAAGGCATCTTTTCAGCTTGCCAACACATTAAGCCGCACGGGGAGCGCGCAGGCTCTTTTATATGCGGTAACTGGAGCTGTTGGGTCTACAGCAGTTCCGACAGGAACGGCCTTAGCCTCTTCTGCGACGGTTGCTGCGTCAACATTTTGGCCTCTTTCCCCCGGTACACTTTTAGATTTCACCTTCACCGATAACTACACGATATCGGCGGGGACTGCCTATTGCATTGTTTTTCACGATGTATCACTGAGCGGTGGCATCAATTTTTACACGAGCACGACTGGGGCGTATGCGGGTAATCGGGCAGAGCAGACTTCCGGAGTTTGGTCGGCTAGTTCTTCTCCCGATGCCATTTTCAGGGTCTATCAAAATCTGCTATCCACGACCGGTTACGTCGGGACCCTTGCGCCATCCGCGTCGAGTGGGGCTACCGCCGCTCTGACTGGAGTAGTGGGTACGGGAGCTGCTGGTACTTTATCGCCAATTCTCGACATCGCTCTGACTGGAGTAGTGGGTACAGGAGCAGTAGG